GCTGGGCTGTTGACCTAATAGTCCACCTACTTGTCCTGCAAATTGACCACGTAGTAGATTTATATCAGCAGGTTGCATTCCAGCAGCACCCATGAACTGACCACCTAGGCCAAAGGCTTGCTGTGATGCAGCTTGAGTAGGAGCCATGCCAAACGTAGGTTGACCCATTAGCTGTTGTCCTGCGCCTAACGCACCAAGACCTGCCTGAGCTAACTGAGCTTGTCCTGTTACAGGTTGACCAAACAACTGACCAGCTTGGCCTGCTAACTGTTGTTGAATCGCTTGTTCCTGTGGTGACAGTCCTAGTCTAGAACCCTCAGGACCTGCTGCAAACTGACCACCAGTAGCAGTAGTTACGGTGTAAGGTCTAAAGGCCGCTTGTCCCATCTGGGTTGTAGCTAAGTCTTGACCTAGTTCTAAACCCCGTGTACCAATGTCACCAAGGTCTTTATAAGCATCATAAAGAAGACCTGCTCCTCCTGCTCCAGCTAAAGCAGTTCCTCCAGTTCCTTGTAAAAAACCACCAAGACCGCCTAAAAAATCACCAATACTATCAAACAAATTGCTGTTACTAGCTGCTGCGGTAGGAGTAGATTGGCCTGATCCCAAAGCTCCTTGCCCTGAATTACCTTGTCCGAAGCCGCCCATCAGTAAGTACCTCCATCAATCGTTCCTGTTGACAGCGTACCTGTAAAAGTCAATGCAGGAATTGTCACTGTGCCTGTAAAGGTCGGTGAAGCAAGGTCTGCCTTAGTAGCGATAGCTGTTGATATGGCGTCAAACTCTGTTTCAAACTCAGCGCCCTTAATGATTTTACCGCTGTCCCCAGAAGGTAGACTGTCCTTAGCGGCAAAGTCAGTAGTCTTTGTATAATTACTCATAGTACTTTACCCATTAGTGCTAACACGTTAATCTCTTGGAGAGACAAACCCGACCCGTCTATGTCTGCTTCCAACCCAATAGTAATGACGCCCCCGCCTCCTGTCGCGTTAATTCCACGCCTAGAAGTAAGATCGCCGCCTGTAAACTCTGCCGTACTGTTAAACTCATTTTCGTTGTAATAGGCAGTTACCTGACTACCAACGGTAAATTCTGCTGTCTGAAAGAATGTGCCAAAGTCATAAGCCCACTTTAAAAACATAATTGCGCTGTTTGCGCCAACAATAGTGGGCCTAAGCTTCTTCAATATTTTTAATCGAGAAGGGTCGCCAAACGTAAGGCCGGGGCTGTAATACTTAAAACGATATGACTCGCCGTTATCTTGATAGCCTGTATACGTGCTAATCCCGTTGCCATTACCTATAAGCAATGTGCCGTCTTCTTTTCTGGCATAAGATGTAAAGCCGGTACCGGGCCATCGAGTAACTCTAAATGCACCGTTTTCTACTGTACCTCTAACATCAAAGCAGTACGTTGTGTCTTGATTAACAAACGTAAGTAAATAGAAGCCCTGCTCAGGACTGTATACCGTTCTATAGAACCCAATTTCGTTTTGAAGTAGATCAATAATGTCTTTAGTAATACTGTTAGACAGACTGCTGATCGGCATAGACTTTTCTTGTATTGTCCTGCCAAAGCTTTTAAGGCCAGTGTGAGACAAAAACAATACGTCAGTGCCGGTGTATTGAATGGTGTCTCTATCTACACAACCAACACCTGCAACTGTATCTGCTAAGAACATGGTGGCAGGAGCCTCAGCTCCCTGATACACAACAATGCTGTGTTTGCCAAAAATAATTAGCAAGCTATTGTGTGCCGCCAGCGCTACGATCTCGTCATGACCGTCAGGCCATACCTTTGAGATGTCAATTGAGCCGCTAGTACCACCAGACCAATCATGCCCTATAAGAAGATCTGACCAGTAAATAGTAGATTTGTTAGCGCCGAAGTCAGCCACCCACAGCCTTCCATAGGCCGCTAGGACTTCGTTACCGTACATAGCACTAGTAACACCAGCCGCACCAGAAACGCTACTGAGCGTGATTACAGAGCCTCCTGCGTTGTCATAGACTAAAGGCTGAAGGCTACGCTGAAAGAAATAGATCTTGTCGTTGAAATTAACCATCTTCCAGTTGTCAGCATTAATTGTATAACTACCGGGAGTTTCATCGGCTAAGGTTGTAGTGCCGCTAAGGATTTTGTTATTGCCTACAGAAAAAATCTTAGAGTTGCCGGCATCATCCTGAAACTCTTTGATCGCCCTAATTTTTTCAGAGCCAAGCGCTGTTTTATTTGTGGTAATTACGGTGTGACCTTTACGAGACGCAATACGTCCACGCTTGTCGATTACTGCATTGTCAGCAATATCGGCAAACGAAGGATCTTGCGACAGCGGAGAATCTTCTGTATTGATTCCTTTAAACGCTGGAGCTACAAGATTTATGCTTTGTAGTGGTTGAGCCATAACTACCTCACGGCGTATAGAATATAGTTTCTTCCGGATGCTTCTGTGCATCTAGTGCAATAGCATCAGAAAGATATTTATCGGCAATAGCAAAATACTCAGGAGCAGATGTACCGCCGGTCTCTCCACGCTCACGGGCTAACAAAGCAATTGCTAAATGAACAACGGGCATAGACGGAACTGTTAACTCATCATCATTAGCTGACAAATCAGCTCCACGTTTTACGCAGTTAAAGCGAATCGTGTACGCCTTTTCTGGTGTTGGGTAGATGTCAATCTGAGTATCACCACTGCTATCAATGCCGTTATAGGTATAGTAAGTAGGGGCGCTCTTACGAGCATCAGAAATTAAGTAAGCCTCATCAAAGAATGTTGCCGTCTGATACTCCATAAACAAATTAGCAGTATCATTAATGACATTCAGGGCTTTAATCCTGTTCTGACTTCCCGTTAGCGAATAGTTAAAAACATCTGCCGTTGTAGTAATCGTAAGAGTAGTTCGCAATGCAGACCAATCCCAGGCATCTTCTACCATTCGTTTTGCATCATTAACAAAGTCACCTACCATTTTTGAGTATGTGCTTCCCTGCACTGAAGTGACCTCTTCTTCTCGAAGCCTCCGCAATACATTGTTTACTAGGTTTAGATAAGTCATTAGTTGTTCCTATCCATAATCATTTTGGTAAGTAACCCGCCCATTAAATCATTGGCACGTCTTGGTTGCGATGGTGCTTGAGGTAAAACTAAGGGCTGTATTTCAGGTAGCTGATAATTCAACCCAGTCATGAACGGGCTTGCCATCATTCCGCCGCCACCGCCACCGCCGCCACCAGACTCTGGATCGTCAACTCCCGAAGGAATGCACTCTCCTGTTTCTGGATCTTCCGTAGTGCCTTCAGGACACTCTTCTTCTGGCCCTTGCTCTGGCTCTTCTACAACAGGCGGCGTACATCCGTATTCTGGATCTGGCCTAGACCCATCTGCACACTCCGAGCATAGAGGCCAATCATCAGCTCCGTTTTCACACTCTTCAGCTTCAGGATCATCAGAAACAACTGAAACACAATTGCCTTCAGCATTTCTAAACTGGCCTTCGGGACACTCTTCTGGCCCTTCAGGATCATCTATAACAATATCAGGGCAGTTAGTCCCATCTTCATCTTGTTTTTCGGTTAAACCATCCTCGCACAATCCAAAGCTAGGAATGCTTACTTCCTGTGTAGGAACGCAAACACCGCCCTGAATAGTTCCCGCCTGTTCATTTATTTCGCATGGATCGCCTTCTCCAAGCTCGGGAGTTATTTCTGGCTCTAACTCTGGCTCTGGCTCGGGCTCTGGCTCCGGCTCCGGTTCGGGTTCAGGCTCTGGCTCCGGATCAGGTTCTGTAGTAGTTCCTCCTATAGGAAGGCAACCCCCCTCTCCGTCTGTGCGCCCTTCTGCTCCATCAGGAGTTTCACAAGGATTTCCTGCTTCAGGTACAGTTACTGGCGTTGTGCCCGGCCCTAAATCAAATCCAGGGTCAGTTTCCGGCTCAGGCTCCGGCTCAGGCTGTGGCTCAGGCTCAGGTTCAGGCTCCGGTTGTGGTTCCGGCTCCGGCTCCGGCTCCGGCTCGGGTTCGGGCTCGGGTTCAGGCTCGGGCTCAGGCTCGGGCTCCGGTTCTGGCTCAGGATCAGCTACGCAATTACCATCAGCGTTATACGTTCCATCTTCACCGCTAGGAGTCTTACAAGGACCGTCCTCTTCAAACTCAATAGGAGGCTCTTCACATTCTCTGGTTGTTTCATTTCGTACTTGATCGCCGGGACATGGCCCCTCTATAGACTCTGTGCATTCTCCGTCTTCATTGGCTTCAAAGTCAGGGCCAATACATCCACCGCACTTGCTATCTGTTTCTGACGCTTCATCCGCAGGAATATGATTTCTGTTTTGACTGGCGCAATCTTCTGCGCTTGGTCCCTGATTTAGCCAAATTGGATCTTGTTTTGCTGGTTCGCACGTTTTTGTGGCTTCAAAATATACTTCACCTTCTTCGCAGTCCTCTTGACCTTGCGGCCCTTCTGGAACCACCGGAAGTGCTTCGTCACAATACTCTTTATTTTGTGATCTATATTTTTCGTCTTCACAATTTCCGGCAAACAACAAAGGATTAATGTCTTCAAGCTCTGACTTAACTTCATCAAGAACAATCCCGCCAATAACGCTACCTAAGATATCGCCTAAAACATCCTCTAGGTCTACGGTGGTAAAGATTCCGCCAGTAGTAATGTCAGTCCAAATGTCTTTTATTTTATTTACGGCATCTTCTGCTTGTGACTTAATCCAGCCGCCGGGGTCTGCAATAACATCAGCTATGTCTTGACCCGCTTCTCTAACGGCGTCTTCAAGATCTTTCCATGTGATATCAACAATTCCGGGAGGTAAAGGTATGTCTATTCCCGGTATAGAAAGTATTGCTCCAATATTTACGCAATCCTTCCAGCCATCATACGGATCATTTCCTCCCGGACCATCCGGATCAACAGAGCCAGTCCATGTTTCACAATCCTTAGAAATTCCAGAGGTACTTTGAATAACAGAAACAAGAAGATCTTTAAATTCATCTAAGTCAGTTGGTATTGCGCCTATTGTTGCTTCAATAATTGAAACCCCAACATTAACTCCTTCTTGAGTAAGCTCCTCTCCTGTCTCTGCGGCTTCATTAAGAATTTCCTGAAAGATGTTTCTTCCGGGGAGCACTGGAGGCTCTATTACGAATTCATCATCAATTACATCAACTTCTGGCTCGGGTCCCGGCTCAGGCTCCGGTTCCGGCTCTGGCTCTGGCTCCGGTTCAGGATCTGGCTGAGGGATAGGGACTTCACCGCATTCAGCTGGATTTAAAGCCGCATATATAGAATTGTTGCACGGATCTACTTCTGGTTCAGGCTCAGGCTCAGGCTCAATTTCGGGTTCCGGTTCGGGTTCGGGTTCAAGCTCCGGCTCAGGTTCCGGCTCCGGTTCCGGTTCGGGTTCAGGCTCTGGTTCTGGTTCTGGTTCTGGTTCAGGTTCAGGTTCAGGTTCAGGTTCTTCTTCATCGTAAAAACCAGTCTCTTCAGCCCAAGCATCCCAGCCGCCGGCCTCTTCTATTTCTTGAGCTACCCTTGCCATTTCTTCAAGGATTAATCTTCTTAATGCACCTTGACGCTTCATATCATCAGAAGCAATTTCAGGAGGAATATCGTTTGCACGACCAATAATGGTTGCCCATATTTGAGCAAGCGGGCTGTCTCTGTCTGCACCTCCTATTGTAAGATCTTCTTCGCTTGGAGTGCCTCCAGCCATTATTTCTTCTAAACGCTCTTCTAAAAGGTTAGTTTGAGATAACAAATACCCAAGAAGCTCTTGCAGATTATTTATTGTTGGCTTGGCCATTTACTTTTCCCTCGATACGCCCTTAGTCTTTTCATAAGAACGCATTGCACCAAGACCAAGCATACCCATTAGCACAGGCATCATAGTCTCTAAGTCGATTAGTGGGATGGTGACTTCAATAGCCAAAAGAGCTAAAACAAAGTTAGTAAAGGGTATCACCATAAAGTTACCCATCATCCCCAGCACACAACACCAGCCAACAGCAGGTCTCCATCCAGAAACAAACAATGACTTATGAGCCGCTTCAATCTTGTTAACCTCTAATTGTGCTTTAGCAAGCTCTTGAGCGTGACGTTCAGCCATTGTGCTTATCTCATGGGCAAGCGCAGACTTCTGGTCCTTATCTTCAATAAACTTATCTAAAATCCCTGCAACAGGGCCAATTAGAGATTCAATCATCTAAGGTATTCCGCAATAGCTATAGTGACCAAAATAAACGGATACATAGAAATAATTAAAGTTTCTAATTTATCAAACCTTTTTTCGCCGTTATCAAGTTGCTTGTTAATCATCTCGTAACGAACAGCACACTCAGCCTCATGCTTTTCAAGTCGAGCCAGTACGTCATTTACTTTTTGTGCCGCCGTCTTTGTTGCCATCTTTAACCACTCACTATAAAAATAATTAAACTTGAAATTGCTCCAAGACCTACAAATACCATCAATGAAGCCAGCATCTGTTCTTTCATTTCCTGCTGGCGATAAACCGTATCCTCTCGCTCTTGAACTATTTGCTTCCGTATCTCACGAAACTCTTGTAACCCTTGCGCCCCGTAAACCATGTTAATCATAGATATCAGCTCACGTTGCTGACTCTCTAATTTTTTCTTTGCCGCAAAAGCCTGTATAGCCTCTTGCTGTGCACTTTTTCTAAACACTACCCGTTTAAACGGACTTATGTTTTTAGCCTTCTTGTCAGCATACAGTACGTCTGAAGCGTGTCCGTACCATACTCCGATCTGCATCATTGTATCTTCAGCAGACTTCCCAACCTCCACCATTGCTTTAACTAACGTAAAAGCTTTGGTTGCTCCAGCGATAGCGGTTACCGGATCAATCATTTATAAACCTTACATACGGTGGACATCTATAAATACCTGGGACATACCACCTATACCGCTTGTCCGAATCTGTATAAAGTTCTTTGTACTCGCAGACCGTATGGTAAACCACCGTTCTGCCTACATACGCTCCAGTACCTCCCTCCAATACAAGGTATAAGGCAAGGGTTTTTACCAAGGCACGCCGTTAGCTGTAACAGGGTTCTTGTCTGCTTCGATCTTAGCAGTCAGTGCCGCTTCAACGGTGTCTTGACCTACAGACTCGTATACCCAACCTAAGACATCAGCCTCAGTCAGACTGTCATAGGCAATGTAGTCAGATGCTGTAGGGTCTGGTGTAAAGCCGACAGTACCGTAAGATGATGCAGAGTAAGTAACAGCGTCGTCGCCAGTACCTACGGTTTCTTCTTCAGTGCATCGCCAGTGTGCAACGGTTACGCCGCCGTCTGCCAATTCACGCTCAAGTGTTCCAATAGTCCATGTAGTCATTAGTTAGTCTCCAATTGTGCAACTCTTGCACGTAGTGATTGAATTTCTTTTACAAGCATAGGTACTAGCTTTGAGTAGTCTACGCCCATCATGTCGTCTTCAGTCTCGCCCTCAGACACTGCTTCAGGTGCAACAGTGTTTAGCTCCTGAGCAACCATGCCGTACTTCTGGTGTGACCCGTCAGCCTTCCAGTCAAACGAACGTACTTGGATCGCGTCGATGTCGTCAGAAGCAGA